TTTTTCGCCATCAACAAAATAAAATTTATCTCCTTTTTGACAACCACTTATAATATTGTTTATAGCACAAATTTCTGTTATAGATTCGTCAGCAAGATTACACTTATATAGTTTGGTTTTGCTAGAGAAAAGCAAGTAAGTAAATGTATTAGTCTTATATGAAAACGCCCTATAAACGATTTCTGGAAGCTGAGTTAATATATATTTGAAAAGTCCAGGTCGTGTTTCAATTATTCCAGGATTATCGCACATAACATTAAGCATATTTGGACTCGAAGCTACAGATATTTCAAGAGGTGAACCAACGTTATTTAAACCTCCTTCAAATCGGCTTAAAGAAAAAGGCACTATTAATTGTTTCGGTATATTCATATTTTGGTAAAAAGCCATATTATCACCTCTACGGTTCTAATGGAGGTATTTCATCTTCAAAAGAATTATTGTTATAATATACATCAACTACATAATCCATTGCTAAATTATTTGCATAAGGATTATCTGAAGCCGCCACTTTTTCTTCGTATTTATAACTATTACGTATCTGTGCTTCCATTTCTTCAAGCGCTGCTTCAAATTCATTTCTTTTTTGAACCGCCCTGTAATGCTGTTCATCTTGTTCAAAACATCTTGAAGCTGCATATATACATGGAAGTTCTTTATATTCACCATCAAGATTAATAATGTCTGTGTTTATAAATACTTCATCCAAATCATAAAAATATTCTGGTATTTTACGTCTTATTGTTCTTATACCTTCGTTTATAAAATCTGTTATTTCTTCATTAGACCAAACACTTGTTAAGTTGTCTTTAAGATATCTTCTCGTTCTTGCTATAGCTTGCAACATTGTGAATTTCATCAACTCAGCCATTATTTATCACCACCACGTTTGCGTGATTTCTTTTCTGGTTTTACTTCAGCAATTTCTTTTTTTATTTCTTTAACATCTTTATCTGATACGATTTGTTCATCGTTATATTTCGATTTCAATTCTTCAAGTATTTTATCAAGTGTGTATAATATATCCAATTGTATCCTGTCGCTTTGTAATCTTGCGTCATAATCTTTATATTTGTCCATAAAAAAACCCCCATAAAAAATAATTAAGCAAGGGCGTTAGCCCTCGCCCATTAAGCATCTGTTGTTACTCTAACAAAATCTGTGCCGGTGCATCTTAGTATTGCGCTCTTGGTAGCGGCAATCTGTACACCAGTGCCAGACGCACCAACCTTGATTGTTATTGCATGTGTTGCCGGAGCAAGATTTGATACAAATATAACCTTTCCCTCTATTGGTGCTGGGAATATAATTGACTTAGATGCACCAGGAGTTATCTCTAATATACAAGCATCAGCAGCTTCTTGTGGAGTTAATGTTACGTCAACAGAAGTTGTTTTCTTATATACAGGAAATACGGACAATATTGAACTAAAATGTGTTACACCCATTTATTTCACCTCATTAATTTATTAGTTTAATTTTGGCAGGGGTTATTAAGCCCCTGCACTTCCAACGATACCCTGCCAAGCAGATGCACCGAATGAATATCTCATTCTGCCGTTGTATTTAGCTACGAAGTTATCGCTGTCAATTGCTTTGTCAAACTCTGGCTTAATCCTCCAGAAGAATGTCAGCTTATGTCTCTTTGAGTCAATGACGAACCAAGCATCATCATCTGTCAAATAATCATACACCAAAACCTTCAATTTACCAGAAAGAGTATTGATGTCATTATCTGCTGTCCCAACTTTATGAGTTGATTGTGTGAGTTCCATAGCGAGCCATTCAAGAGCTGGAGGAACTATAAGAGTGTCGGGAGTGAAAACTATCTTCTTTCCACCGTTGTCATAAAGACCTCTCATTTTTGTTATAGCTTGTTTTAAAGTTGTGTCTGAAAGAGCGCCTTCTATAAGGTTGGACTGTACACCAGCTTTACCACCTTCATATGGATGAGAAGCCGAGATAAGTGGAACATTGTCATATAAGTTTGTCGTGAAAGCGTTATTGAAAAGACTGGCGGCATCTGTTTCAACCTTTGTCCTTCCTGCTCTACCAAGGTCTTCAGCCATTCCATTGATTACTCCGTAGAGTTCATCTTCGTAAAGTCTCTTACCTACAGCAAATCCAGAAGCAAATTCTGAATGTGTGTAAGTTCTCAAAAGACCTTCACCAATCTTCTGATATGTTACGTTATCAGTTTCATTAACTCTTTCTACCCAAGGAGTCATTGCACCCATTCCAAGTTCTTTTTCAGAAGCTTGTTTTGAGTCTTTAACTTTAAATATTTTTGAAAATTCTCCTGGCAATTCATTATATGTATTATAAAATACATCTCTCAGACCAGGAAGTAACAAGTTGCCCCAATCTGAACTAATATGAGTATTTAACGCGGTTGGAGTCATCGGCATTTATATCACCTCAATTAACGTTGTTTGTTCTTTGCATACGCCTCCTTGTCCCATCCCGCTTTTTCACAAAGCGCGTTCTCAGCATCAGTTAATCCGTAGTTATTATCAACTGCTGGTACGTTAGTAGGCGCAATTATTGTTTGTGTTGCTGAGTTATTTTGTTGGATTTTTTGAAGCAATTCAGCTTCTATTTGTTTCTTTAATGTTTCTTTGAGATTATCTTCTGTGTCAGCTTTCATTCCTTTATAAACAAATTCCAAATCTTCAATACCAAGTTCAGCAGCTTTGTTTATCACTTCCACTTCGTCAAAATCCTTGTACTTGGATTTCAGTCTTTCGAGTTCCATATCAAGCTTCATGTTTGATAGTTCCCGTCTAACATCGTCAACCTCTTGTAGCGCAGGATTAAGATTATTAAGCGGAGTGTTGGCTGTGTTCACAGGTTTTCCATCTGCAATTTGTTGTGCAATAACAGGGTTGGCTTTCAAAAAATTGTACAGTTCAAGTGCTTGCTCTGCCTCTTTTCTTTGTTGTGCAATTGTCTGCGTTTTTTTAGTGTAATCGCTTTGTCGCATATAACCCTGTTTCCACTCTTTTATATCGTCAATCTTCACTTTACCCAATCCGTCAAGTTCAATTTCGGTTATTGGGGTAGGAGTATTGACTACCGCACCCTCCTGAGTAGGATTAGGAGTAACTGGCGCTACTGGTTCTTGTGATTGTACTGGCGTACCAGTGTTCACATTCTGATTATCTGTCATTATTTACACCTCACTTGGAATCCCTTATAGGGTTGTTCCATTTATATTTAATGATTTTGTTTTGAAAAAACCATTATCTGACATGTTGCGGTTGAAGAATCGCTTAAAAGATGCAATTCAGATTTTATAAACAATTCTATTGGTTCTTGTGTTGTTAAAATTTCAAAACCATTTGAACTTGTTAACTCAGGTTTTGCTTCTACTGCGCTCATTGCTGCAACTACACCAGTACCATCATCAGTACCAGCATTATCTACAGAAACAGCATTTTCATCTGTTAAAAGTGTTATTATATCGTCAGCAGTTGTTGTCACAGCTTTATCTTCGTCTGTTGCAAGATTTATTGTAAGCTTGTCTCCATTTATGACATATGACAATTCTGCATTAGCAGCATCGGGTGCTATATACTCAACATACATTGTTTTACCGTATTCGTTTACTGTATAAACTAAATCATTATTACTGCCAGTAATATTTGTAGTAACAACATACTTTACACATTCAGGCAACAAATAATATAATTTACCAGAAACATTTTGAATTTTTATTAATTTACCTTGTAAGTCAAGTTTTGTTGCTGTATTATTGACTGTTTCAACAATCATCTTTTCGATATGTTCATATGTATTCAAAATTCAACACCTCTTTATGATGGAATTTGATTTTGTTGTTGCGCTGCTTGAATTATGCCTTGCAATAACTGCGGGTCACTAATTATTAATTGTATGACTTGATTAATCATTTCATCTGGTATAGCTTGTCCTTGCTGTGATTGTGGCACTTGTGCTTGTGTTGGTTGTTGTGGAGTTTGTTGTATTTCTTGTTCCATCATCATAGCGTCTTGTTGTGCCACTTCTTCTTCTGCTTTGTTTATTTGATTCAATTCATTAAATCTCTGTAATATCTTCTTTTTATCTGGAATATTTGTATACTGTAATACAGATTCTCTATCAACCATCGGCATACCATCTTCAGCTTGAGTTTGAGCAAGTCTTATCATATAATCAAGCATAGCACTCTTGTTTTGTGGCATTGTACTTCCAGCCACTATTACAAAATCAACATCAGCTTCTATTTCGGATGGAGAAATTTCTTTTGCTTCGATTTCGCCAACAGGATTTTCAAATCTTACATAACGATTTGTTAACCAGAATTGTCTAATCCTATTATACCACATTTGCCCTAAATCGCTAAGAGTTTGCTCCATTATCTTGACCTTCAAACGTACTCTTGCTTGTGCAGCTTCTTGTAAAGCAATGATTGCCGAAGCAGCCGAAATACTGCCTGGTTTTCTTCCTTGAGTTACATCGTGAATACCTGAAATTATTTCAATATCTCCCTTTAAAGTTTGAACCATATCTCCAACGTAATTTGGCATAGCTGGAGGTTGCAATCTCTTAACTTCCGAGCCTGGATTTTTTCTAATTATCAAACCAGGTCGATTCGTTAATTGTCCTTTACCTATTCCAGAATTTTTATCTATAAGCCAAGGCATATTTGCTGTTAATTTAGCGTTATCTATAATTTGATTCATCAAATCGTTTATATACGTTTGTGGTGAAAGAAGTTGTTCAACTTCACCTTTACCCCAAAACTCAAACGGAATATCATAACACTTCAAAATCTTGAATGGGAATTTACCATCTTCATATGGATTTTCTTTATCTTCAAGAATTATTTGTAATTCTGGAGCGCAAACTATAACTCTGCCTCTTGGATATTTACGTATTCTTTTCTTTACTTTATTGCCTTGTTCATCTTCTTCTTCGACTTCTATTGTGGCATAATCTTTCATCCAACATTCAAGTACAAGAACAACGTTATCAACTTCGGACACATTATTTGCGTGTGGAACAAGATTCTTTTGGTTTATAGTACCACCAATTAACTTATCAACCTTTTTCGGATATTTATTTTTTAGCTTATTAACATGTTGATATGTCGCATATATTACATATTCAGCGTTATCAATACTTGTAGCCATCGGGTCTGGAAAGAAGTTAAACGGATTTATTAATTGTATATCAACATTACCTAATCCTTTATCATCATTTCCATCCCAAAATACTCCAATTATAGCTGTTCCAATCTGCAATGCAAGTGTTATAGCTTGAGGAAGGACAATTTCCATTTTAGCTCTTGTCCACTCGTAATCTATAATATTTTGTATATTATCAAGCACGCTAAGTTCTGCTGGCTTCTTTGGAAGCACCATTATCTTTGGATTATTGTCTGTCATGATTGGTTTAATTGTTTCAATAGTTGAAAATATAAAGTTTGAAACTTCATCTGATTTGTATTCTGGTTTATTTATGTTTTTAAAATAGTCTGAATTATAAGCAGAAATACAATTTTTCCAAATTGCAACCTTAGCAGATTTTGCTCTGTTTGCAACATCATATTTAAGCCACATTTCATGTGATAATTTAATTTCCTGTTCTTCAGCAGCAGTTAGTTGAGTTATTTTCTTTTGCTCTTTATCATTTTTCTTAAACACAGATACGATTCACCTCCATTACATAGCGATTTCGACATCTGCGTAACCATTTTCATATTCTTCAATACCATAATCGCCATCTTCGCTTAAATTTCTTTTTATTTCATCAAAAGGTATTTCAGGAACGTAATTTTCGCCTCTACCTTCGATAAAAAGTTGTAACGCTATAGCCAAAGCCATTACTGTATCGTCATGTGAACCTTGTTGCGCATTTGTTATGCCATCATCTCCAATTACATATGTAAATAATTCACTTATAAGCGTGTCCCAATATATTCCAAGATACATTTCTCTTATGAATTCAGCTAATTTATTAATCATCAATGGTTTTGTGCGCTTATTTGTGTTCCAACCAAGTTTTTTTGTTATAACATCAGCAATTTTATCATAATTTTTTTGATAATAAACGTTCCAATATTCTTTATTTACTATTGCTTTAAGCGTTGTAAGACCATGATTATTGCTTTCAATACCTATGTAAGCGTCATTATACATTTTTGCAAGTTTTATTGCTTCATCACCAAATAAATCTGGTGCTATATGACCATACCATGAAGCACACAAATCAAGTTTTTCATCAAGAATCGCAAGACACGAATAATCTCCTGATATCAAACCTTCTGCAACGTCCCCACCCATCACATAAAAAACATCTTTTTCTGGATATTTCCAAATTGATATGTAACCATTTTTATCTTCAACAAATTTACCATCTATTATATAACCAGTAGCCACTGGCGGCTTAACTGCACTTCTATATTTATTAAGCGAATTAGTATTAAATACTGGTCTGCCAGATACTATAAATGCTTCTTCGGCTGTTGATGGATATTCTTGATGAAACAATTCAACGTCTCCGTTAAGTTTGTTGTTTATGCACCATTTTCTCCAATTCAACTGTTCATATGTAAGATTGTGTGCTTCTTTTAGATGATATTCTTCTGTTCTAACTTCATTTCCATTTGCGTCTTTCGAGACGAAATTGACCGATTCAATGAATGCTTTTTTTTCTTTTTTCGAGTTAAACGGCTTCGAATACTCTAGGTTTTCAAACCATGCCAAGAAGATTGGAAGGTAATCATTCTCCCCTTTAACTGCTTTTTGCCAGAAATCATAGAACCAATCACCAACTCCATTCGCTGTACTTTCAAGATATACTTCTGTGTTTGGTGTATCTGGAACGCATTGCAATAATCCAGTCATAAGCGTAGTAGCATTATCCCAAAATGCAACTTCCGATGCATGTAAACTATGTATTGTACTTGAACGCCCCGTATCAACATTTTTCGCTGTGGCTATCGTGATTTTTGAACGCAATCCTGGGTTTTCGTATTTTACGTTTTCATCATTAGTAGGATTCTCAAAAACTAATGCCGATTCGTTTGAATATTTTTTCATTGGTCTTAACATTGGAGGGAGTTCTTCATAATATAATTTCGACATTGCAAAAAGGTTTTGGGTTGCTTTATCTTCATGCGCTATAATCATAGCGTTTCTAAAAGGATTTGTGGCAGTTTTTTTGAATATTTTTGCTTCACAATATGTACTGATTCCGTGTTGCCGTGCTTTAAGCCAAATAACACGAATTGGTTTTCCTTTTGATACTTGATGTTCATAAATTAATTTCTCTGATTTTTCTTGCATTGCGTTCATACAAAAAGGCTCTAATTTTCCTTCTTTTGTTCGTATTTTAAGGCATTTTTCAAAATATAATTTATCATTATCATACAATTTTTGTATTACTTTTTGAACATCTAATTTTGCCATAAAACCACCTATTTATATCATAACAGTTTGTCCACATTTTGTCAATAGTTTAACCCCAATTCACAAGAAAGAGTGGTCTAATTTTGTATTATTCGTGTTTTTCTGTTACAGTTACATATCCTGCTTTTATTTTTTTACCTATTTCTTCTTCCCAACGTTCACTTATAACTATTTCTTTAATGCATCTTCCAGCATTATCAAACTCATATTCTGTTATTGTCTTAACGATTTCTTTGTTCATTATTCCACCTCATAATCAACATCTTCGAGTAACTTTAAATCATCACCCATAATCTCTTTAATTTGTTGTTCGTAATTATAAACTTCTATCTTCACATCCTGTTTTGTTCCAGGTTTAAATCCAGTTCGGTCAAGAATATCTTTTGCCGCTTGTAGCGATACAGCGTCAACTGGAGAGTCTATTAATTCGTTCATTTTATTTAACGCCTTCATCGTCAAGGCTTTTAAATTATGTTGAACCAAGTCCATTTCAACTTGCTGATACTCGTCTATTATAGTTTTTATTTGTGGATTTTTAAGCCAATTTCGTATTGTACTCACAGAGACACTAAGTATGTCACTTATCTCACTAATCTTATATTTTCCTGAGAGATACATATGTACAAATCTTTGTTGATTCGGACGCAAAAGATTGTAACTTGGAACATCAATTTCATCTTCTTGTACAGGTACTATTTCTTTAAATTCTTCAGCCATAATTATTCACCTTTTGGTTTAGTTTCATCTTCATCGGTTATAACTTCAACACCAGTTATTCCAAAGTCATTATCCAATTCATAAGAAGCCCTTGTGCCTCTTGTGTTTTGCATATAATTTTCATGGCCATCACCTAATTCTTCTTTTAGTTTTGTGTTTAAAAGGTCGGCTAAACTTGAGGCTCCAATAGTATAATCTTCTTTTTGTTCAGGTTGTTCTGGTATTTCAACACCAGCTTCAACATCAGAAGCAAATAAATATATTTTAGCTATTTCTCGTAATTGCAGCGCTATTATAACCAATGCAAATGAAATGGCTATTAATGATAAGGCTTGTATTATATTACACACTAAAAAAAGGCTATTCATTTATTGACCTCCTATATACGTTATTAACGTTATTTAAACGTAATCACTACGTTCAAACACTTAAATATATCTTTATGAATTGTAATAATATATATATAATTAATGTTTTTACTTTAGTAAAAACACGAAGTTTATACAAGATACTCTTGTATCGTTTATATACTCTATTAACGTATTAACGTTATATATATATTATTATATATATAAATTATACAATAATTATTTTTATTTGTCAAGAGGAACATATGTTCGTATTAAAATATAGGTTTTTTGTATATACGTATTACCCGATTCGGGTAGATTAGCTCTATATATCTCTGATTTGCTTTAAAAAGATACCTTTTGCTTCTGTTCGTATATGGAGAGTCCTCAAAGCGTTCTCTGTATTGAGATAGCGTTATTTTATGCGTTGTGTTGCGTACTCTGAGAGTTAGTGAAATGCGTTGTTAATATATACACACAGATTCGTTATCTAAAGTCCCATACACCATTTTGCGTCCCCAGGGGTGTAGTACTGTACGCTTCCTGTTTCGCTTCTTCAACGCTAAAATGACGAGTTGAGGCGGTAGGTAGCGAAAAAAGACGTGAGTGAGCGTGGAGGGAAAACGCTCATCAATACGTTTCGATATTCGTTTCGATATTCGCTTCTAATTGTCAACCATACGCAACATAAGCGCTAACAATCATTTCACTGTTCGAACAACAGTTCGTGTCTTATGTTATAAAATACTTTTCCCAATTCGTATTCTTAACATTTTTTCGCAACTTAATACTAAGAGCAACTTTAAACGCTAAATGTTATTTGTAACGTGTCTTACGACACATTATATTTCCTGCGGAAATAGTTTCTTGCGAAACATAAAAGATTATTATATACTTATACTTGATTTGTTATTAACGTTAAGTCTCTTGTGCTGTTGCTTCGAAGGCAACGTTGCGCCGTTGCATCACGCATTGGGCGCTAAGATAATAGTTATTGCGTACAAAATAGATAAAAAAATTTATTCACTAATTATATCACACTTCTAACTTTTAATCAACAAAAATCTATCAGAGCTACTTACGCTAAGATTAACGCTTTGACTACGCAGAAACGCTTTGAAGGCGTTAATCTAAGCGTAAGTACGCATTGAGATTTTTATTGATTAAAAGCGTAGCTGGGCGTTGGAGTGCGACTATTAGAAGTGTTATCTATAATGTGTGAAAATTTTTTTATAGAAAGGTGTGTTGGTAATGAATGAATATAGCGAAATAATTGTCTCTCAAAAAGACGAGGACATGGCTGATAGCTTCTTTGGATATGACAAGAAAGAAATCGTTTGCAAAACTCCATACGAAGTTAAAAAATGCGACGGAAGTGCGTGCAATAATTGTCCATTGAAAGGAGAGAGGTGCTAAATAAGTGCCTCTCTTTAAAAACATAATTAGTTGGCACAAACATGGTAACAACCATACATAGCCAACAGATTTTGATTAAATAAAAATAAAAATTTAGGAGGTTATTGATAATGAGTACATTAATGGTAACTGGTCATCGTCCAAACAAATTGATTGGAGGTTATGACTACAAATCAGAATTTAACATGATACTTCGCAATGAATTATACCACTGTATAAGCGAATCTAATTGCAACCATTTCATATCAGGTGGAGCGTTGGGCGTAGACCAAATGTTTGCATTAGAAGTCATTCGCTTTAAAAAAGATAATCCTGAAATGAATATTACTCTTGAAATTGCTGTGCCTTGCCGCAAACATTCATCAAAATGGTTGCCAAAATCAGTTGAGATATATGAATATATATTGAAAAATGCTGATAAAGTTACTTTAGTTACCGACGCTGAATACTCTCCAAAGTTAATGCAAATACGTAATGAGTATATGGTTAACAATGCAACTTACATACTTGCAGTTTGGGACGGTACATCAGGCGGTACTAAGAACTGTATTGATTATGCTAAGTCTAAAGCAAAATTGATACACGTAATTAATCCAAATACAATGGAGAATTACGAAATATAGAGGGGTGCAATTCCCCTCTCTAATTTGATAAGTGCGATGGTCATTGCGTGGGTTGTTCAGGTTGCGCAAATATATTTTAAGGAGGAATAGTTATGTATAAGTTTAAACGTTATGGTGGTTATGAGTGTAGTAGTAAAGGTGATAAACGTTTCTCAGCGTTTTATGCTAGATTGAAAGATGGTAGAACGATTGAAGAAGCTTATCAACTTGACGTTAAAGGTTATCGTAAGTTTGGTAATAATCCTATGCTCGGTAAGGGTAAGCCTCCGCTTAATAAGTTTGAAGGAGATGATTTGTATAAAGCTTACCTTGAATTGTGGAAAACGTGGGCTAAAGAAAATCCAGAATTAATTAAAACTTTAGCTGAATTAGCTAAACAGTTTGATAATACATTGAGTGATATGTTTGCTACAACTCCTGTTAATCAAGCTAGAGCTTTATCTGAAATATTAAATGAGAGTGCTGAATAAGCACTCTTTATAATTAAGAGGAGGTAATACAAATGACAAGTCAAATAGTATACTACAAAATTAAATGTAAATATTGCAGAGGACGCTTTGTTGGGCGTAGAGTTGTTCCTGTTGACGAACCTCTGTATGAATTTACAGCAACACTGAAAGCTTTTAACTTCACAAAGCCAAGTCAATTACAATATATATTGGCTAAAAAAATAACTGAAGTTGAAGGTATATTGCCAGTATATATTTGCGATATGCAAATCATAGACAAGCAGATTGACTACGGCACACATTATCAAATATCAATGTTCGATAAGGAGGTGTTCGCATGAAAGATTTCTTTATTGGTTTGATAAGTGGACTTTTGTTCACTCTAATAATCCTTCCATTCATGTATTATAGTTTATAGGAGGTGAAAATCAGTAGTTGCAATGATATTAGTTTGATGTTATTTGCAATAAAAAACTTTACTTTGGGCAAAATAAAAACTTTATTAAAATACGAAAGGTGGCAAATATAATGAGTAACCAAAACACAAATGTTAAAATGGCAAGTGAGGCGCAGTATGCTTTATACAATAAGCTTTGCGGAATAAAAAAATCTGTTATGAAAGAACAGAAGATAAAGGTTGTTTCCGAAAAAGCTTTTATGAAGCTAACCAGCAGACAAGCAAGTGATAAAATCAATCAGCTTCAGATATTATCGGTTGTGTTCAAAGCAACTGATAATCAGAAGCAATTGATTAAAACACTTTGTGAACGTTGCGGTGCTCCGATGCCTAAAAACGTTGAAGAAATGACATCAAGGCAAGCGTCTGAATTCATCACCAAAATCAACGCTTTTATTGCTAGTAAACCAGCACTGGCAACCGAAAAACAGGTTGAGCGTATCAACAATTACATAAAAGCTGGTTTGCTCACTGTTCAAGGTTTGAAAAAAGCTCATAACGTTGATACTCCTGAAAAACTTCAAAAGAAAGATGCTTCGGATATAATCGAAACTTTTGAAGATGCTTACCGTCAGTGGCGCGATACCCACGTAACCGACAAACAGATAGAATACATTCAGTCATTACAGGAACGATTGGGTGATGTTGTACTCTCTAATGAAGAACTGATGTTAATGACCCGTGAAACCGCTTCTCAGCTTATTGAACAGCTTGAGAAAGAATGGAAGAATCGGAAAGATATCGCTACTGCCAATGTTGGCGATTATAAAGACTTAACAGACAGGTCGAAAGAAATGGAAGCCAAGATGAAGCTAACCATTTCCGAAAGAGAGTTTGACAACAAAATCGAAATGGCTAATAAGCTGTACGTTATAATCGGACAGCAACCTGAAGGTCTTGATGCTGTTGGTTTCAACGAAGTTGATGCACTTCTTGACAATCTGGTTGCATTGGCAAGAATGTATGTCAGCGACGATGAAATCATAGAATCGCTTGGACTGCATGAAATCGCAGAAATTGCTGGTGCAAGCGCATAAATAATAGGGAGAGTCCAAACGGTGCGGAATAACGCATCGTCCAAGCTCTCCCTAAACCCATGTTGCTCAACAACTCCAAACAAGGAACGCCAAACACAATTCCAAACAAGGCATAAAATATTATGAAGGAGTGTAAAACAATGATATATCCTCAAAATACTAAAGTTGTTCCACGCCGTAAAAGTATTGGTTGTAGTTTTTATACAGACCAAAATTGGTTACGTGCACAAGAATCACAACAACCATATTTATATATAGCAAGACAATTATCTAGACCAGAAATTCGCAAAGCAACGCGATATCCAGAAGAATTAACAGAAAATGAAATAGGTTATGCATTATCATACAATAAAAACGATACAACAGGCAATTATTATCTTGAATCAGACTTTATTTTATATGTTAACAATATGACTTTTGCACAATTCATAAAAACACACAAGGAGTGATAAAATGTTATTTGCAATTGGTCAAAAAGTAAAAATAAAAAAAAATTTAAGTATACATAAAGCATATTATGATATAACAAAAACAAACTATAATATAGCAACACACGAAATGCTTAAATTTAGTGGACGAATAGTAACAATAACACATTATAGTTTTGGTCAATATCATATAAAAGAAGATAAAGGAATGTTTTTTTGGATAGATGAAATGTTTGATTTAGAATTTAATAACAAAATGACATTCAAAGATTTCATTGAAATAAATCAGAATCAAAAAACATAAAAAACTTTACAATTTTGAAATTTAATTATAAAATATAATTTAAAGATACGAAGGAGGAACATTATGTTTAAAGAACTTGACGGAATTACTACACATGGTTTAATTGATTTAAAAACATCAGGAAAAGATTTGTGGGATAAAACATGGAATTCACACTATATACATTCAACACATTTCTCAACATACAAAATGATAATAGACAACATGTATGATGACAACTACAAACACGTTGATGAACGCTTAAAACAATTCATAGGCGTATATGAACTTCCAATAATATCCAAACCATACTGGGTAGATGATTTCATTGAAAAATTTATACAATTCATAACACTTGAAAATTTACTCATAAACAAAAAATTCAAACCAATCAACGACAAAACAACTTGCAATGATTTCTACGAATCAATGTCTGATTTAACAAATAAAATAAAAGAAGCTAATTATATTGAAGGTGTTTTAACACTTGGTGAAAAACGTGTAGTAAAAATAATGAAATACATACGTCAACAACTCAACAAATATGTTATAATATCAGATGAAGATTTTGAAAAAGAAGATTTTGTTCGATATTATATAAAAATGAAAGAAACAAAAAATAAATTATATATTGTGTTAACCAATTCAATAGCAAGCTTACTCGGAATGTCTTCATATGCCCCTGATGTTTCAGTATGTGTTAATGACAGAAAAAAATTGTGGACAAGCTGTATGAGCGGTAATCCAAACGGAACATTAACTGAAACTGTCATAGCAAATCTTACCGATAAAAACAGCTTGATTTGTTATGTAACAAACGGTATAGAAGCAAAAAACATAATGTATCCTGAAACAAAAAAATATAATCATCAAGCTATGATAACAAGAACACAAGTACGTATGCTTGAAGATACAAAAACAAAACAACCAATATTGCTTGTGGACAGAGCATATCCAAATCCAATGTATACAGAACAAATATACAATTTACTTGCACAATTGACAAAAGATACTAACTTCACGCTTGGCATGTATGCAAATTATAATACTCATCAAAGTGGTACAAATTACTTTGCAACTGCTCATAAAAAACTTACTCAAAACACAATACTTACCATTGGGCGAACACCAAATAAGATACTATTACCATACACATGTGATTGTCGTTCAACCAATTGTAAACAAAACAATTGTAATTTGCTAAATAACACCTCCAAATGTTATATTTGCAAATTACATAATGATTGCAAATTAAAACAAAAATGTTATAAATGTGATGCTTTCACAAGAGACGATAGTGTTGGTGGTCGTATGTATTATGATGACCAAGGTGGAAGCAGAACTCAAAACAATGGTGGCAATAGTGGAAGTAATATAACAATTGAATACCATGTATATACAGGTGTTGAAAAAAACATAAGAAAGGATGAATAATATGATATCAAAATTAAGCAATGAAGACCTTGCAATGTTTGAAGAAAATGAATTATATATGCTTACAATACTTTTGGATATACTTAAATATCATACATGGTCAGAAAATGAAATAATAATGCAGCCATATATATTAACAACACTAAAATTATTGAATTTCGAAACACAAGTAGATGATATAGGAAATATATATGCTGTGCGCGGAACAGCAGAACAATACCCATTATTAAATGCGCATATGGATATAATATATTCAATTTCCAACAAAGCAGAAGATGAAATAAAAAAGAAACTTCCCCAAAAAGAAACGGCTATTGTAACAACCAAGCAAATAAAAACAAACAAAAAGAAAAAGAAAACCTGCCCAAATTGTATATTTTTTGATGCTTGTATAGATGTAGCGATGAAAAACAACAACATAACAGATAGACAATCTTATTGGAGACTAAAAAATTCAAAAGGTTGCGAACAATGGAAAGAAGATGTTGATGGTTACAATGAATTAATAATAAAAACATATGACAAACACTATGTAGTAGAATACGAAAACGATGATGATGATGATGATGATGTATCTTGGTGGCGCAAATATTGTAGAAGATATGATGATAATTACGAATATGGAAAATATTCATACACATCATATTATGTAAAAACAAAAGAAGAAAAACTTCAACAAGACACAATATTAAACGATATCTATCAAATCGAATATAATCCCAAAACAGGAAAAATAGAATCAAATGGATATCGTGTACTTGGTGGCGATGATAAATGCGGGATAGCACTTGCATTAGCTACTGCATTTACAATGCAAAAAACTCCAATGAAAATATTGTTCACAGTTGGAGAAGAAAGTGGTTGCAAAGGTAT